CTTCTCAAGTTTAAGGCGTTACGAGATGTAGCAATACCAGTCTTAAAAACAGTTGCTAACGCCTTTCTTGCAGTTTTTGTAAATCCAATAATTAACGCAATAAATGTGTTAATTACAGCGTGGAACCTTCTGCCGTTTCATAAAGATGTTGCAAAAATAGATGAATTTAACATTTCAATGGATAAAACCGCCAAAAAAGTTGAAACCGTTGGTCAAGAAATGGCAAAACTTAAAGGTGGATTAAAACTAGGTCAAGCATCTGTGCCTCTGCCAAAGGTTAAACCAACTGGCGGTGGTGGTGGTGGTGGTGGAACCGTTGATACAACTGGCATAGATAAACTAAAAGCCAAACTAAAAACATACTCAGATTTAGTAGTTAAAACAACAGGATTCCAAAAAGACCTTAAAGACGCATTAAAAGTTACCAAATCCGCTAATGATGATTTAACTAAAGCAACCGAGAATGTAACTAAAGCACAAGAAGAATTCAATAAAATATCTCAAGGTTATGGGGCTGGTTCAGGCGAAGCCAAAACAGCACAAGAAGAATTGTCACAAGCACAGCGAGATGCTACCCGTGCAGGTTTTGACCTTGAAGAAGCAAACTTTGCAGTTACAGATGCCGAAAAGGCATTAAATGAAGCACGAGCAACTGGCACTGCTCAAGAAATTAGGCAAGCCGAAATAGACCTTGCCGAAGCCAAAATGACCGTAACAGAAAAAACTATTGCATTAACTACAGCAACTACAAATGCTGCAACGGCTCAAGCAAACTTAAATGGGACTGTTTCAGGGTTCCCTGCTGAATCAACCAAATACAAAGACGCTTTAACCCTTCTGAAAGAGGCTCAACAAGAACAGGTAGATGCTACTGACAGAGTTAATGATGCAAAACAAAGAGAATTAGAAACTACAAATAAACTGATTGCAGCCAATAAAGAACTTGCAAGAAAAAAAATGGGGATTACAAAAAAAGAAGCCAAATCTATTGCTAAAGGGTTAAAAAATGCGGGTATAACAGTTACTCAGGATATGTTTGATGTGCTAGGTATTACACCATTTGCCGAAGGTGGAATTGTCCGTAGTCCTGTTAATGCTTTAATTGGTGAGGCTGGTCCCGAAGCCATAATTCCATTAGACCAATACAACAAAATCAACAAAATGGGCAATATGGGTAGTGGCATGAACATTACGATTAACACAGGCGTGGGCGACCCTGTAGCCATTGGCAAAGCAGTCGTTTCATCATTGCAGGCATACGAAAAACGCTTTGGCAACTTACCAATAAAAGTTGCTTAGTTATGCCTTTTCCAACACCAATAGTTGAAATCGCTTTTGACGATGGCCCTTATGTAGCAAGCCCAACATGGACAGACGTTACGAGTTATGTACGGTCAGCCGATATAACCCGCGGGCGGTCATCAGACGACCAAGAGTTTGGTTCGGCAAATGCCAACATTGTCCTTGATAACCGTTCTGGCATTTTTAACCCAATGAATACCACTGGGACTTATTACGGCAAACTTTTACCACGCCGTCAAATAAGAGTTCGTGCTACAAACGCGGCAACTACTTACGATGTTTTTCGTGGCTATGTGCAGGGTTGGCCTGTTTCGCTAACAAATGCAGGGTATGACTCTGTTGTTACGCTGTCGTGTTTTGATGCTTTAGGTTTGTTGGCGCAAAGCACCACACCGTCAAACTGGGCTTCGTATTACATCTCTAGTCTTTCGCCGTGGCACTATTACAAATTTGACGATGCTATTGACGTTACAAGCAGCGTAAACACTTTTAAAGATTATGGTTCTGCTGGTGCTTCTTGGATACAAAACGGTGGAAAATGTTACAACGAAGCAACTCTTTCAGACGCATTAGCAGGTCAAGCCTTTTCACCTCTTTCTGGTTTTAGTTTTACAGGTGGTCAAACCCCTAATGGGCCAGAAGAAGATATATCCGTTTCAGGTTGGGGTGCTTACAACAACACTGGGGGCAGCGCTCTTATTTCGGGCGTTACTGGTAATGGCTGGGTAATAGGAAAAAATGGAAGTGGAAATTTAACAGTCGGTGTAGGTTACGGCGCAACGCAATACACAATGACCACATCGTTTCCAACCAACAACACCCAACCAAACCACATTGCTTTTTCATGGAACAACACAACCAAAACAGGTGTTATCTATATCAACGGAACCCTAATTGCAAACACAATCACAACAACCACCCTCGGAATTATATCTGCAGTAGACACTGTTAGTTTTAACCAAAATGTACGAACCCAAGATATTGCAGTATGGAAACGCCAACTAACTGCAACAGAAATGCAAAACATTTACCAATTTTCAGTTGGTTTAGTACCAGAAACAACAAGCGCACGACTTAACCGCCTAATAGCAACCACAAGTTTTCCAGCAGCCTTGACAAGTTTCACTGGTTCACCAGTTGCATCAGTTCTAGCCATCACACCTAACGCAACAAGCCTTACAAGCGAGGTGCAAACTGTGAACAACTCCGAAGGCGGAGAACTCTTTGTAACCAAAGCAGGTGTCCTTAAAAGCGTAAACCGCACCTACTACCAGTCTGGCACATCTTTCACCAGCCAAGCCACTTTTGGTGGTACAGGCAACATTGGCATTGGAACTGAAATTAGTTTCTTTATTGACGCTGATTCTATGACCAATGCGCTTTCAGTTAATTTTACTAATGGCGGTACAGCACGAACCGAAGATGCCACGTCTATATCAACATACGGTTTGGCTGAGACAACTTTGGAAACTCAACTGCCTAACTCAACAGCAGCCAATAGCCTTGCCAGTCAGATTGTTGGCTTTGGTAAAACACCTCAGATAGTTATTGCCCCTATTGAAGTAAACCCTGAGGCTTCTACGGCTAATTGGACAACTATTCTTGGGCTTGAGTTGCTGGACAAAATTACTGTTAACATTGTCCCTCAATCGGGAACATCTATCAACCAGCCTGAACTTATCCAAAGCATTAACCACCGTGTTGTGCCTGGGGAATGGAATACAACTCTTGTTGGTTCTGTTCGGTACGCTAATCTCTTTATTATCGGAACTAGCCTTATCGGCGGAACCGACCTTCTCGGATAACAAAGGAACCATATGGCCATTAAAACCTTCTCAGACGGCAACAGCCTTCCAGCAAGCGATATTAATACGTATTTGGCTAACTCGGGGCTAGAGTATATTACTAGCGGTTCATTAAATGCTGCTGCAACCAATTTTCAAGGTTGTTTCACCTCTGCCTATCGTAACTATCACATCGTTATTGACCGCATTACCCCTAGTGCTTCCACAGATATTTATATGCGTTACATGACGGGTGCAACTCCCAATACTGGTGCTAATTATTACTACGGTTTTGTGGCTTTGTCGGCTGCTGGTACAAACTTAAATGTTAGCGGTGCAGGCATTAACGCAGGCTTTCTAAATGTGAGGTTGAACAACAGTAGTGCGACTGGAAATATCATTATAGATATTTACAATCCACAGTTAGCCACTATCACTCATTGCAATGCCAAATCTGCATACAGCATTGCTGCTGGTTATTCTTTTTCCCATGGCGGAATGTCTTTTGACGCTTCAACTGTTTTTGATGGCTTCCAAATTAACACTCTCGGCGCAGTTACCTTGACAGGCAATGTAACTATTTACGGATACAGGCAGGCATAAACGATGAGCAACAAACCACAAATTACAACGCACTACGCAGACGGAACACCAAGCGAAACCCGTGACATGACACCCGAAGAAATAGCCCTACAACAAGCACCGATGGAGCCTTTGACAGATGAAACGCCTACTGCTGATTAGCGCCACCCTCATAGCCCTCACAGGCTGTGCAGATCGTTTCCGCTACCCATGCCAAGACCCAGCCAACACCAACAAAACCGAATGCCAATGCAACCAAGAGCCACGCACCAAAAACAAGGCTTTAGGCGCTGTTGAGTCTGCCATAACCACCACCACCCTCAAAGAAATTTTAGGATTTGACTGCTAATGAAACTTAGACCACGCCTCACCAACGAAGAAATAAAAGCACGCCTAGTGCTGACTGTAGGCATTGGGCTAACTGTTGTTTTTGTCATGTCAATCGGCTTCATGCTGTACGGTTTGCAATTTGTTACACAACCACGCACAATGTCCGAAGCCGACCAAGAGGCATATTCAGTCCTGTCACCTTTGCTTATGTCCCTATCGGGCGGGCTGTTGGGCTTGCTTGCTGCCAATGGCCTTAAAGATAAACAACCACCGCCTGCACCATGAGTAAGCCCTGATGAATGAGATTATTGTTGCTGTTATTGGTATGACTACAGCGTTGATTGTGGCGTTAATTGAAACTACACGCAGGCAAAACAATCGTGACCATGCATCTAACGCAGATAAATTAGATTCAGTTATTGATAAGATTGACAAGGTTGATGACCGTCTTGGCGGTCATATTGACTGGCACGCTCACAAAAAGGATTCCAAATGAAATTATCTAAAACAAACAAGGCTCTATTGGCTTCTTACGGAAGAAGTTTTTTAAGTGCTGCACTTGCTGTTTATATCTCAACAGGGGATGTTAAAATGGCTGCTAACGCATTTTGGGCTGCTGCACTTCCAGTATTAATGCGATATTTAAACCCTAATGATGTGGCATTTGGAAAAACCAGCAATGACTAGAAAATATACGGGTTCGTCTGATGGTGTAAGCAAAGTTGGCGCACGGGCTGGAACAGTAAAATTAAGTGAATTATGTAAAAAGCGTTGGGGTTTCTCTAATCTAGGCATATTTTCTAATCGGATAATGAACAATCCTAAAGCGGTGGCTGGCGACCCTAAATGGCTTTCGGTACACGCCACAGGGCGAGCCTGTGACCTCGGATACAAAGACAGGGCTAAAGCAGTTGAGGCTTGGGATTGGTTCTTAGCAAATACAGCCGTTCTGGGCATTGAAGAAATACACGATTATGCCTTTGATTCTAACGTTAAGGACAAGATTACTGGATGGGGTCGTGGGTACCGATGCTCACGAGGCGAAGGCGTTAAAGGCGTAAAACTGTTTACAGCAAATAATAATGCTGGTTCGCAAGGTGGGTTTTGGCTTCACATAGAACTTTCCCCTGAAATGGCTGACAACCCTGCTAAGTTTGAGGATGCGTGGCGTTCTTTGCCTAAGCCATAAATGACGGGAGAAGGGCATGGGAACTTTCTTAAACGAGATTCAACAAGAAGCCAATTCGCAACGACCTAATCGCTTAAATCAAGTTTTGTCTCAACTAAATAAAGAAGATGCCAAAGACTTAATTGAGGCAATAGCCAACCCTACTATTTTTCCGTCAGCCATTCAGAAGGCTTTGCGAAATCGCAACATTTCCGTTGATAGAGGAACTATTAAACGCTGGAAGGACACTATTACACATGAGTCTTAAAGATGAAATGGAAGATAACACAGCAGAACGCTTAGAGATGATGCGTGTAAGAAAAGAACGGTCAAGGCTTGCAGCAGAAAATATCCGTTTAACTGAACGCCTTGAACAGATTGAACGCTCTTTAACTATTGTTGAAAGTGCTGATGATGTTTTTTTAGACCCCCCACATTGGCTTGTTCCTTCTAAACCTAAATCGTCTGCTGCCACGTTAGTTGTAATGCTTTCTGACACGCATTTTGATGAGGTAGTTAATCCTGATGAAATGGAAGGGTTAAACGCTTACAATCGTCAAATTGCTGTAATGCGGTTAGAACGTTGGGCGCAGAATGTTGTTAAATTGGCTCGGCATTATATGTCGGGTGTGACTTATGACGGTGTTGTTTTAATTCTGGGTGGGGATATTTTTACGGGTGACATTCACGAGGAATTGTCGCTGACAAACGATGACACAATGATTGGTAGTTTGCTTTTTTGGTCTGAACAGATTGCAGCCGTAACTGATTTGCTGGCGACAGAGTTTAAGAAATGCCATGTTGTAAGTGTTGTGGGTAATCATGGGCGAACAACACGAAAACCACGAATGAAACAACGGGTTAGAACGAACTACGATTGGCTGTTAGCCAAAATGGTTGAACGTCATTTTTACAAAGATAAAAGAGTTACCTTTACAATTCCTGAGAGTGCCGATGCAATTATTAACATTTACGAACACGGGCATCTCATCACACATGGCGACCAAGTATCGGGTGGTGGTGGCATCGGTGGTATCTATCCACCCATTATGAGAATGCGAGCAAGAAAAGAAGGTCGCTATCTACAAACAGGTAAAACTTTTAAGA